TTTCAGGTGATCGGACTTGCTAACTGGGCGTCCTCTTTCGGGACGCTTCCAAGCGGGTCTAGCATCTGTGATGCTGGCGGGTAGCCCGTCAGCTCTTTGCAGGGGGCCGTTTCGGCCCTCTGCCGGACTTTAATAATTAGTCCTCGCGGGCCCCGATCTGGGCCTGCAATTCCTCAATGAGATTCCCTTCCAGGATCTCTCTCGGAGCAGCCGCAAGGGTTGCTCGTATTAGCGTCAAATCGCTATCAGTAAGCGGCTTCACAGTCGCTTCTATCTCATCGAGCTCATCATCCGTGAGCTTCGCAACTACTGAGTCGACCGAACCTAGGTCGACTATCACTAAGTCTTGCACCCTCGAACCCTTGAGGGGCGTAATGGTCATCGCCGCTTCAATCCAGCGGCGTGTAGCTATTCTAATAATGTTCTTCCTCCAGTACATGGAGGCAGCGTATCTTAGCATAGCAACATCATCTGTTGCTATATAAACGTCCTTTTCAGGATGTTTGCTGATCTCATCGAAAATTATGGGATCATCCGGGATAATTTCCCTAGGGGGGTTCTCTCCAGTATTGGAGAGGACCCATTGATAAAGGGCTAGAGAATCTCTTTCCCTTTCCAGCATCCTCTCTGCGGGGATGCCGCCACTATTAAGACCTACCCATCTGGCAGGAATGTCAACATGTAGTGGATTCTCAAAATCGAGAATCTCCATTACCTCCTTTCGGGGGTAATAGTTCTCCACGGCGTTGCGGCCGAGGAGCATAGAGTTCTCCCTCCACATTTTCAGGAAGGAGCAATGTATATCATCACGCGGTCTCGTCTCGGAGACTGCGACATTTTCAACCGTCGCCGGTTCGGCGACAGGTGCTTCAGAAAAGAGCTCATCCAACTGGTTGAGCCTAGAAAGAATCTCTGTTTCAGAGATTAAATATTCACGCAACCGGCCCACTATCCAGGGCTGGTACCATTTCTTCTTCCTGGACTGGAAGAGTTTAAGAGGAGCCACCTTTACAGGTAGCTCTCGTTGCTTGACGAGGACCAGACGGTCCTCGGAAGTCTTAGTAAAGAATCGAGGTACTATTCCTTGATCGAATTTAAAATGGACCGCCTGGTCCATTAGAAAGTAGTAGCGGCCCAGCAATCGGCCGCGTTTATGAAGCTTAATGAAGTCCAAAAAGTTTTCATCCCTTTGGAATAACAGCGGTTTTCCGCCCCCGACCAGGGAGCGGGGAAAATATACGAACTCCGGCCGATGCCGGAGGTCAAGGCAGAGGTCCTGAATCCAGGACCCTATATGAAATAGACCCTGAAATCGATTGGGTCTGTTTACGTACTCCATCTCTTTCCCCCACTGGTAGATCCTACCAGTAGTAGTAGAGCTAAAGTCCGCACGATCTTTGCGGATGTCCATCAGAAGGCGCACCTTCGGTACGTCTATGTAGGGGAGCTCCCGTCCGGAGCCTCCCATATTCGCGTCCACAGTGGCGCGATTACTCTCAGGAATTGTGTAAAGTTCCTCAGCATAGAAGCCATATCGATCCGATATGAGCTCATCGTCTGGGCTCGTTTCGAAGCCCATACTTCGTATTACTTGATTGTATACGGAGAGCGCGTATTCTGCGTTCTCACTTATTGTAGTGTGGTCGTCTCCGACGACCGCTGATACGTTTCGCCCGGCATGATTCATGCTGAGCACTGCAAGAAGGTTCGCCATTGTTAGCAGAACCTTACATCCGGAGTCTCCCATGAAGACTCCCGTACTAGTTTCTCCTGTCCAGGAGAAATCTCCCGCCCGGTACGTAACATCCCGGGGGCTACATAGACACTCCTCAATGAGGGTGCCATACCAAGTAGGTATCAATAGATACTCATTACACTTTCTGATCAACGCTCTTGCGGCGGACCAGTAGAGATGATCTGTCGCTTCCGACAGATCTGTCGAGATGGCCCTGACCAGGGTCTCCCATATCCAATGCAAATCCGGCCGTGAGGCCGTGATCGATTTTATGAAGGCCCATCCGTGCCTTCCTTCTGTTACTCCCGCCCTCGCGGCGGGAAAGTTCTGCAAAATCTTGAGCCACATATGTGACCAAGGAGAAAGAACCGTTCCGTGATGGAACGAGTCAGCTGTTATTACGCGGGATTTTGCCCCGCCTTCATTAACGTTCGATGCCCTCACGCGCATCGAAGATTCAAAATTGTCCCGCATTTCTGCGAGAGAATAGTGGAATAGGGCCTCGCCTGGTTTATCGCGGGGCCTAATGACTTCGGCCGTATCCAGGCCGGTCTCTAAATCGATTCTCCTGATAAGGGGAATTTCTAAAATTCGTTTTGCGACGGCTAGCTTGCCGCCGCGTTTTCGACCCGCCTCGAAACAGGCGGATCCTGATAGCGTAACCCTTGCATGGTTACGCACTGCGTCAATATTCACCCCAGTTAACTGGAGAGATTCATCTAGCTTTTCTAGATTGTACTCAGACGGAACCTTCGGGTCCCTCTGTGTTACATTCTCTACCCATTTCTGGGCAGAATCATAAATGAGATCCCGATGCGGATTTCCCATTGCACGGCCTTGACAAAAGGTCGTGAGCCGATATGCGGCTTCATCCCTATCTTTGCAGTCAGAGATACACTTGTTGATCCAGGGAACCAGAAATGATAGTTCCCTAGTGGCCTTGGGGGGAGTATCTCCCCTCAAGAAGAATAGTCTTACCTTCTTCAGGTAAGTCTTCATTTTCTTTTGGAACTTGCTGTCGTTAAGCAGGTTCGATACTATTGACACGTTTAAACGGTCATAGTCCCTATAATCTACCCGGTCTCCGACCGAGAGAATACCGGAAATTACCCGGCCTTCAGCCGTCTGCAGTAAGTTAGACAGGCCTACCCAGCTGTGTGCGTCCCGGCACATAGCATATAGCTTATATTTGTGGACGTCTTTCAGTCCACTGAACCAGTAGAGTTTCCTTAACAGGAACCTCCTAAATGACGGTGTAAGTTGCACCGCGTACGACCAACCGGATCCGGTTGGCGCATAGTAGTTGTTGCTGCCACTGCAAATGTGGCGCAAATAAGAGTTCGGCAGTGCGCCGAACAAGTTGATTCCCGTCTGATCGACGTGGAACTTATTGAGGCTGTCCTCGTTTCGGAGGATAGCAAATGCGTTCGCCACGACTGTGGTGAACGGTGCGTACCGGCCCTCGCGGGCCGGTAGTGAGCTGTCGGACCACCCCACCCGCCGTAAGGCTGTGGTAAGGGGCGGTACTGACATATGGAGACAAAGAATCTAAGTCTC